CAGGTTCAGGTTTAGGTTCAGGTTCAGGTTCAGGTTCAGGTTCAGGTTCAGATTCAGGTTTAGGTTTAGGTTCAGGTTTAGGTTCAGATCTATTAGCATCTTCATCAACAGGTTCAGCATTTTTATGGGGGTCCGATACAGGATTACTGGGGTTAACCGGTGATTCATCGCCACTGTTGTTGTTATTATTATATGAACCAGAGGAGTCGGGGGTTTTAAGAGCGTTTGGGTTAGGTTCGTTCCTAAGTTCTTCCGATGAAGCTGGAGTAGGAGAAGGAGGAGAAGGAGGAGAAGGAGGAGAAGGAGGAGAAGGAGGAGGAGGAGGAGAAGGAAGATCAGCAGCAGTATTAGAAGTCGCTGAATCTAATTGAATACCATTTTCGGTAACAATGCGTTGTTTTAATATTTCAATCTTACCTGTTATTGCTTGTATCTCTGATATCACAATGTCTATTTCTTCTTGTGTAACTGTCCCGCCTATTTGTATTTTACTCTTTTTCATGTTTCTTCTAAATTTCTGACCCGATTTTTTTCTACGGGTTGGCATGATTATATTTGTATATATAATCATGACAAAAAAGACGAGAAACCTTGGTTTCCTCTAACCAATATAAAGACGCGGGTAAGTCAATACACGAAAGGGAGGGTTCATAAGGGAACCTACGGTTCCCTTAAAAAATTGAATCCTTTATATTGACGAAAAACATGTAAATAAAAACAAAACTATAGACATGTCCGTGGAAGAATGTGTTGTCAACGAAATCGATGCGTCTACGCATATCGTAACCACGACCTCCGCCATGCGACAAATGGTAAAGGGCCAAGACCAAAACTATACTGGTGAATTCATCGACCCTAAAACCCAACAGCGCGTTCACTACGCAATCAATATCGACGGTCATGGCACCGACCACTGTATCGCGGCCCTTCGTAAAGTCGACCTCGTTCCCTTCCTCATGCGTCCCAAACCCATCGAGGCCTTATCCCACTATCTATATGCCAGTAATTCCGTCCCCAGCTATATCTGTTCCGGAGCCGTCGTAACCCTAGCCCTCGTTTATCCCGATCGTATTGTCATTCATAATTGTGGCGATTCCATGTCAGTCGTTTACGAGGATGGCGTCAGAATATATACGAATGACCCGCATACTCTCGATAGAGAGGACGAAGCGGAACGCGTGAAATCGAATCCGCATTATATGGGTATCGAAGCGTCCTCCTACAAATTCAAAGTAATATCGCCGAATGAAATGGTCCCGCAGATATCCAAATATGTTATTTATAGGGGTGGTCGGCTATTGGCGCCTACTCGCGCCATTGGCCATACGAATAAGACCTGTCATGACTCCGAAGTTCACGAAATAAAGATTGTTCCGAATAAGACCTATCGCATTGTCTTAGCCAGTGATGGAGTGTCTGATGTGGCGCTGCCGGATTGTCTGGAAGACCATATTGTATTGACGACCTATTCGGCCAATTATATCGTTCATTTCTATGTTTCTAGATGGTTACAAGAGTGGAATCATCTAGAAAATGGAACGGACCAAGGTCAAGGAACGGGTCAAGACCAAAGTCAATCACATACTAAATTCAAATATAAGGATAAGGATTGTGACGATGTTTCGGCTTGTGTTATGGACCTGACACCGCGACTTGCGTAGCAGAGGAACATACAGAGTGATTGGGCTTCCTACATGACATGGCGCGATAAGTTACGTGCGCATGCGAATTTGTTTCCTTCTTTACACGATATCATACCGCCATAACAAAACTCGGCAAATGCCCCTTGGTCATTAGGTATAGTCGTGCTAGGATTGGAATGAAAGGGTCGCAATGACTGTTCAAACACATATTGTTCACCTAAATCTTTAAATAACTTATCGGCGATGTCGGGCTGGTCGGGGTTGGCGTTAATAACCAATTGTTTTGCTTGTTTCAATATGTTATCATTTACTGAGCTATTAAAGGAAGGCGGCGCCGGTTTTTTATTGGGATTATAGTCGTAGTCCGTGACCAAGACATTGGAAAAAGGGTTTTCGTCATCGGGGTTCGTAAATACGTTATCGGGGATTTGTAGGTTGTTATCGTTATAATACGCTTTGGCGGGGCCTTCGAAACCTTCCTCGAATCTTACCTTCTTTTCCTTCTTCTTCTCCTTTTCTTGATTATGGTAATAGTGCATAAAATAGATGGCGGAAATGGTGAGAAGACTGATTAAAAGTAGGCGCATGCTTCTGGTTATAGTGAAACCTATGATAGTGAGTAGGACGACGACGCGGGTAATGGAGTTTAACTTTTGATTATAGGTCATGCCTTCAACGGGAAAAAACTCGAGGATGTATTTTTGGTCGAAGAGTATATTGGGGTTTTCCGACCAGAACGGGAGGTTTTTACACTGTTTTGCGTTATCGCGGTTGGTCATAGCACCTTCGCTACCGGATTCTTTGTGTTCTGGACCCGAACCATTACGTTCTGATTCCTTACGTTCCTTATGTTCCAAATCCTCGTTCTCCTTTTTTATCTTATTGTTATGTAGGTTTGTTTGCGACATTATTTATATTATCTGGTTAATATAATAGCATATTTATTTTGTATAATAGTCTTCCACGTCAAAAAATAGATATTATGTATAGGCACAATATCTATTTTTTGGTATAGTAAATAAATGACCTGTCGAGTGGTAAATTCAACTTAAGAAGGGGAAGGGACTCCTTTGGATTCCTATCCTAGAAGTCATTATACCCCCCCTCATAATCACTGTTAAATGGCCCTCCCACATCCTGATAAGTCGTCGCGAGCATGTTATTATATTCTTCTTCCGTCACGCTGACCCTATTCATATCGGGATAAACAACATCGAGTCTAGAGACCTGTGTGAGCATACTCGTTGACATTTCCCGGAGATAGGTCGTAAAGGCGCTTTCTCCTACACTTCGGCCATCGCTCACCTCGATGCCATCCCCTAAAAACCCTAAACCTCTTGATCCCTTGTAGGCATTTTGGGCGCAATTGGCGCAATATCCGATAAACACACCATTTACGCTGCCGTAATAGGCACAGTTGACGCATTCCTTTGGCCCGGTCCCGCACTCATGGGAAGTGGCCCATTCTAAAGGAAACCCGCCGATGTAGATGACCTGCTCACCCGATTGACCGACGTTTCCTTCAATAGAATAATATTCGTTGCCTGCCCAGTGAGACATGGTTTCGCTATCGTAATAGACGGGCTCGATGGATGGCGACATGGTTTTAGTTACACTGTGGTTTTAGCTTAAAGCTTTTTATCTTAATCATTTTGATAAAAAGGATTTCAATTTTAGCAGGGAACCCAGGTTCCCCTGCGACCCCTCCTGCCCTTCGGGTAATTTAAATTTTTTACAAAGCCAATATACTGAACCCTCCGTGTTACTTAGGTTCCTTCTTAAGGTTGTGACCCCTCTTGCCTATGTTTTACGCATTTTTCGTCCACCTGAAACGTCTCACATTTCGTATCCTGCGGCACTATCTTCAATATACACTTCGCCTTTTCTCCCACCAGTGGTTGAACGCACCCTTCCTCCTTCTTATGCTTAGGTAGCCTTTTTTTCGTCTTTCCTCCCGATACGGCACATCTAGCCCTAAAATGTTCATAGCGTTCCTTCACATCTTCATACGTCAATCCCGATTTTTTATTCAACATGTCATTGACCACCTCATGTAGGTCATAGATATAACGCGAAAACGTCGCCCGTGATTTCATATGTTTCATCGTAAGTGGTAACTTTTCCATATTTTTATAGAGATTCTTTCGGCATTTCCCGCATGGTAATACGTGCTTTAAATTCATGATGAATTCCCTATATTTGCGTTTCTGACAGTCCGTCGGTTTCGCTGGGTAATTAAAACTTATCGTATGAAGCACGTGCCACATACTGGGTCCCCAGACGGGTGTTAGAAACCCGTTGTTGCTGTCGTAATCTTTTTCCGCATATACTGTAGACGCCAATGGAAGCTTTAATGATTGTCGTTTTTTTTGGGTTTTTCGCATTATTACTCTAAATTTTGGGTATTTGGTTATATAGAATAGATAAAATAATATCATATAGAATTTTGTGCTATATATGATATATTATGTTCAGGCGGCTTTTGAATAAAGAGTTTATTATAAACGCGGCTTATCCCATTTGTAAAAATTGTGTGTATTTTCAACCGCATAACGGAAGCACGCCGATGGATTTAGCCAAATGCACGAAATATGGGAAGAAAGATGTCATTACCGGGAAAGTTACGTATAGCTTCGCCTCTGTATGTAGGGTCGATAATGATAAATGCGGGAATAATGGGGTTGATTGGCAAAGTGTATCGAAAGGAATTACGCATTGAAAGGCACAAGGAACGGTACAAGGAACGGCAAAAGGAACTATAAAAGCTTCATGAGAAACCTACCTTTATCCAACATCTAAGTAATTAAGACAAAGGGAGGGGGTCGCAGGGGGAACCGTAGGTTCCCCTGCTCGTTGTTTGTGATAAATAATAGTATCCATTTAAATATATAGCATGTCGGGTTTGATTGAAGTTGTCAGAAAATACATACGTCCGTATTATTATTATATCTTAGCAATTGTCGTGTTGATAATATTTTTGTTTGTTGCCAATTATGCTTATACCAAGTTCTATACTAAGAAGCAAGCGAACAAATATAGCGATATTTCGAATAGCAACCGCCGGACCAAGGATGTCCAGATATTTTTCTTTCACGTAGATTGGTGCCCCCACTGTAAGAAAGCTTTGCCTGAGTGGACCAAATTTAAGGCCGAGTTCGATGGTCAGGAGAAACACGGTTATGTGATTAAGTGTATCGATATTGACAGCACGGATAACGATTCGCCGCATGTTGTGCAGGCGCTTAATAAATATTCCATTGAATCCTTTCCTACTATTAAAATGTTAAAAGATGAACAAACCATCGATTTTGACAGTAAAATTACGTCGAGCGCGTTGGAACAATTCGTAAATTCGATGTTGTAATATATACCCTCTTTTTTCTGCGGTTATATATATTAAAATGGCCGACAATTACAAAATAAATTTCGAGGGCAGAACTTACAAATATAATCCGTTCTTCGATTTTTTATCAAACGACGAATTGGCCGCTCTCGGCGTAAATACAAATACAATTCCGCCGAATAGGACGCCGGGGTCTACGATGAACGTCGTTCCAAAAGATGTCGGATACAAAATTTATAAAGAAACCCTTGAAAGATACAACGCCATACCCAAAACGGATGCCGACCTGAATAACCTGATACCCGGTAAAAATTATTTTACGGAAAATTTAGGCACTAAGACCAGAGACGGTGATTATTGGGGGTTACAAATCCAAGAGGAATGTTTTGACCGTGCGTTTGAAGGACCGGACGACGGAAAACGATACGCTATTTTCAATAAAGGCATAGTGATTTTTCCGCCTACCAATGGCAGATTAGGGTTCGAGTCGAGACGCGTTCCGTTATATCCCAATGAAAAAATCAGAATCAAAGAAGCGGTAGATACGACCGCGAAAGATGCCGCTATTGCCGAATTAAAGCAAGTCATTGACGAATTGAAATACACCCCGAGTGAGAGCAATATCTCTTTTGTCGGTGAAAAAGTTCGCGAAGCCGAGCAACGTTTCAATGATAGAAACGCTGGCGGAAAAACGAAAAGGAAGGCGAAAAAGGCTAGAAAGTCGAGGAAGGCTAGAAAGTCTAAAAAGTAGTGTCGTTTACATAATGCGATGTAACATTATGTAAATCCATCAAAATTGAACCCATTGTGCGCGTCGTAACT